ACAATACTTTTGGTATTCGATATGTGCCACAATACTTAACATAGTTGCTATACTATACAATCCGTAGTGATTATCTAAATTGCTAAAATCTTTTGGTGTTACCTTAAATTTATCTAGTAATTGTTTTATTTGCTCAGGTAAAGCAACCTTTCTTTTCAATACATCAATATATCTAGGACCTTTCATTCCTTCATCAAAGTATCGTAATATACCAAATACCTGTGATGCCTGTACCCAACTACTACTATCAACACTATGTAAAGGTAACTGCAACATATCAGGGAACTTAACGAAACCTAATCCATGCATCAATGCCTGTGTATTTTTATATACATCTTGGTATCTTTTTTGCATCCATTGTCTATAACTAGTTACACCACCTGCTATGCAAATGTGCGGATTTCTAGCTACTGCCTGTTTTAGATAGGTATAATCATTATCATAGGTAGTAAACACGAACATTGGATTGAGGTCTCTTTTCAACATTAGTTCGTAGTTATCCTTACTCGCCTCATGATTATTGATAACATCTAGCATTACATACTTCTCGGAAAATTGCCCAAATGTATCTAAGAACTTGCAGTAGTTATCAATATTTAACCATCCCATCTTTCCATTGGTAGAATTAAATAAAGTAAAGGCACCACTATCAATCATGATATTTGTGATGCCATCTCTACTAGGACCGAAAGTAATATCGCATAACTTTTTTGACTTACCTAAGTATGCGTAACTAACTAATATGTTTAAGTGCGTATTATTTGATTTCACAACCGCTATATGATGTTGAAATAGTATCCTTTATTAATTGTTCTATTTCTTTAATCTCTCCTAGCCAAGCATCAGGTACAACTATTGTAATAACATTGTCCTTTCTTGCTTCAGGTGCAGGTAAATTCTCATCAATGTAATCTAATTGTTCCCAATTTTGATTACTAATAATATCCAAACCCCATTCTTCTAGTTCGGTATTATCCCATTCATTAGCAAGTATATCCCAATCCCACTCTCCAAATCCAACATTATCCTTGATAACAAATTCCTTTTGTTTTTCTTCACTCCAATCAACTATTTGGATAGGAACTTCAGTCCAACCTGCTTCCTTCATTGCCTTCAATCTCATATTACCACCCAACACAACCATATCGGTATTTACAACGATAGGTCTAACCTTAGACATTTCAGGAAATTCCTCAATAGATTTTACTAACTTGGCAAACTTGCCATCCTTGATAACTCTAGGATTGTTAGGATTAGATTTTACTTCGCTAATTTTAACGACCTTGACCTCGGTAGTTTCGTTCTTTTTTGTCATGTTTATTATGTGTTTTTTGTGCTTTACCGCCTTTGCGTTTGCCAAAATTAACCTTTTTAGAATCGCTTTTTACTTTTGCCATTTAAAACTTTTATATGAATATCCTTTAAATATTGTTTAAATTGTTTCTTATCTCCAAAAGTTTCGTGGCAAAATCTACATACTGCCATTAGGTTTTCAATTTGGTCTTTGTCGCTTCCGCCCATTCCTCGTGCGTCAATGTGGTGTATATCTACTGCCTTATTGCCACATATTTCACAAGCTACAAAATCACATTGGTCAATACAAAAGTAATCAAAATATACTTTAGTATGTTTTTTCATTATCTATTTGTTCTAGTTTTCTTTGTGCCCAACTAACTCCTTCGTCTCCTCCCCAAGCTAACCACATCAAAGCACCGCAGTCTTTCTTTGGGTCGCCCTTACTATTCTCTCTATGTCTTTCAAAGGATGCCATTCTTGCTATTGTATCTCTAGAAATGTTTTCTCTACTAGCTAACTGATTGGCTCTTGCCCAACCAACAGGTGTTCCGCACTTAGTTCCATATTGACTTTTGATTTTCAATGCTCTCTTTGCGTTATCACTTGCCGCCTTAGGATAATCATTGTAGGAGTTAGCCATAGAAACTCTAATTGCCGCCCATGCTTTGTGTGCTGATTCCTCAGTTTCATAGATACAAGCACCTGAGCCTATTCTATATTTTCCATTTGAACATTTAATTACCGGCATTGTCTATCAATTTACTATAAATAGCAAAACGCTTCTTGTTTACTTCGTGCAAGTTAAAGTTCTTATTACAATATTCAAAAAGCCTTTCCCCAAAATCTATTCTAGCCGCCTCATCATTTACCAATAGGTGTGTCCAATAGTACCAATCCTTTTGTCTATCTACATAGCAAACAGGCATATCCTTATAAGGATGAACATTGCTAACTATGGCAGGATTGTATTTACTAGCAGTTTCTAGTATTTTTAGATTGGATTTCATTGAGTTAAACTTAGTATCTGCTAATGGAATAAGGCTAATATCACTATCAGCGTATGCCGCCATATATTTAGTTACCTCGTTATAGTTATATATCTTAGGATTGAGTTTCAATCCGTTAGTAAATGCTCCTATCATTTTATCCCATACAGGTTTTTCTCCCTCGTTATATCCTGCTATGATAGTACGAACAGAGAAATTAATTCGTTTCATAGGGTTACGCAAAATTTCCATGTCCTTTTCGTGTGTTCCTGAGCCTGACCAAAATAATCTAACTAGGTCGCTTTCTATTTTGTTATCCTGAAACTGCTCCTCGCCATATGGTATGGCATTGGGTAGTATTTCTACTACCTTATTGTATTGATATATTTCCTCAGCTAATCTTTCGTGGGTACAAGTACAAAGGTCTGCAATTTTTATCCAAGATATGATTTGACTAGGAATATCGTTTAGTGCGTATCTTTCTGCAAGTAAATGACTAGGGTCTAAGTTCCAATAGTCATCATTGTCTACTATTAGTTTGAAGTTATATTTATTTCTCCATTCTATCATTTGCTGAGGAGTAATATTGGCTAACATCCTATTCATTATTACTAAATCATAGTTGCCTTCAAATACTTCCTCGCTGATAGTATCGGTAATCATGCAGTAATCCTTAGGCATATTAACCAAAGGCATCATTATCCTATGATAACCAACCCCACTATTTTTACTTGTTATTGCTAGTATCCTCATATATATCTCGGTAAAGGTTTTTTTCAAAATGATATACAATTTGGTACTTTTCCCAAACTGCCTGTGCCTTTGCTAGGCTTTCATCTTTCATTCTTCTATATTCGGTACCATTACCTACATCATGACCAATATGCTCACTTCTGCCTTGTATATAGTAATTAGTAAATCCTGCTAATATTGCCCTTTCTGCGTAATCTCTATCCTGCATTCCATAAGGGTCGTAATCAGTATTGTATCCTCCTATGGTATCAATTAATTCCATAGATATGTAATTATTGCCAAAAGGTGTATGAGTTTTGTGTATTCCATCTACTAATGGAGGCAAATCTTCTACGCAATGTATTCCAATTATTCCTGTTTTAGGTATTCTAATTGCATGGTACATAAAATCAGATAACCAATTATCAGGCATTAGTATATCATTTGCCATTAATACTATGCCATCATAGTTACCTCTTGACTTTACTAATTTTATTCCTGCATTAACTCCTGCCGCAATTCCTGCCTTTTGTTTAAATGTATAGAAACCTGCAAAAGGATAGTTAGTTCCAAAAGATTCATCACTTCCTGTATCAACTAAGAAACAATCGGCATCAATACCTGCATTGTAGAAATTGTTTTGACAAACTTTAGTAGTTAAATCAAATCTATTTTGGGTTAGTAAAATTACGGCTACATTCATCTCGGTATATTTTTGCCTATGTTTCTTGCAGGTACTCCTGCGTATTTTGTAAATTCTTCTGACCATCCTTTAAAAAACGCACTTGCTCCTATCATACACCCTTCATTGATAATAGAAAATTGATGCAATACTGCATTCAATCCTATATTTGAAGAATGATATATTCTAGAATGACCTCCAATTTTTGCTCCACAACTTATTGTAACATCATCATAAATTATACAATCATGTCCTATATGTGCGTGTTTCATTATAAAACAATTATTATGTATTATTGTTTGTGTTTCTGTACCTGCATCTATTGTAACTAACCCTGTAATAATATTATTATTACCAATATATACTTCGCCTAACTCCTTCCCCCAAAATTTTTTATGTTCAGCAGGTTCTCCAATTAAACAATATGGACCAATGTAATTGTTATCTCCTAGTATAACATTGTCGCCTATAATTGCAGTAGGATGTATATAGTTAGCCATTCTTTTTTCTAGTTTTTTTAACAGGAATATCCTTAGGTAATCCTTCGTAGTATGTGTACAATCTTTTAATCATATCCATTACGCAATTACTGCACCAAATAGTTAAAATAAAGTTAGAATCTAAATATTTTCTATAGATATGTTCGTACATTTTTAACAATGGCAAATCTAGGTTCCTTACGAAACCACTTTGAACCATTTCCCAATTTACCTTATTGGCTTCTAGATATTGTTTGTGTTCTAACTCCATAACTTCCAAATTAATTTTGATATGATAGGTACAAGAAATCCTGAGATGAATAAACAACTAGCAATATCTACTACTAGTTGAGGTGAGAAATACAATACTGCCCCAATCCACGCACCCAAACAACTTCCACAATTAAAAGGCTTGTAATTGACTTTCCATTTATAGGGTAAGTTATGTATATCGTTAATAAATAGTGATGCACATGTTGCGGTTAAAATTATTTGTATCATTTTCTAATGTTTTTTTTCATTTCGGTTTTAGTTTTATGCAAAGTTCTAACTATCGACATATAAGGTATTCCTGTTTTTCTACTAAGTTCCTTAGCATTTTTCTTAAATTCTAGTGCATATAGTTTTAGTAATTCCTTATTGTACCAATGCAAATTATCTAAGTTCTTTTCTAGCTTGTCTACTATATCACTTGCCTCACTATGCAATTTATACATTTCTTTTGATATAGTATTACTATCCATTTCAATATGATTGCGATAATTCTTATAGAAACTACTCCTATCACTTTTAATCATATTTAACATTGTACGAACGATATAAAATTTTAATTCATTTCTTTCATACATGCCAATTAACTTTTGCTCCTCCATCTCACAAAGAACTAAAAAAACTTCTGCCTTCAGGTCATATTGTAATTCTTCAGGTTGCATCTTTGAAAATGCATCATTAACCTCTTTTAGGTTCCAATACTCAGTTAGAATTTCATTTTTGACCATTCAATTAATGTCGCTTTTTTGTCCACTTCAGTACAAATGTAAACAATTCCACCACATTTATGGATATCATCCAATCTTTCTTTCTGTTCCTTGCTTATTTTGTCTCCAATTTTTTTGATTTCAACGGCTACATAGATACCTTGTGAGGTATAACCTTGCAGGTCTGCCCATCCTTTTTGAATTGTTCCTTTACGCTTTGCAAATGGTATGTTATTAACGCGATTTAACCTGTAGCCTACAAATTCTAGGTTCTTCTTTGCCCATTGCGTTAGTTCATTTGCAGTTATATCCATCAAAAAGCAGGTATAGTACCTTGTTTAATTTTATCTTGATACCCTTTGTTTTTCTTAATTGTACATTGAATACAATTAACTACTCTGCCATCAGGTTTTTCTCTATCAATGTAAAATTCATAATAATTTTTGACTTTCAAGCATTTCTTGCACTTTTTCTTGAAATTCCTTTTTGAGGTCGAGACGATTTTTGCCTTGTTGAGCTTCCACATAACTTGGATAGTAGTCTATAAAGTTGATTGTAAAGCACCATTTGGTAGTTCCAAAATGACTATATCTGATTTGATATATTTTCAAAATATCTTACTAGTGCTAGTTTTTTGCATTGTTCTTCAATAAAAAATTCATTCCTACATTTAGCCGCAAACTCCTTGGCATCATGTATATTCATCTTGCTTAGTCGTTCTGCATTATCAGCCTTAACTATTTTAATAGTTTCATCTATAAATGTATTAGATAGTTTAATCTTGCCTTGACTATAAAGTATCCTGAATACCTTGTCAGCATTCCATACCTTATTAAAATCTTTTTTATCACTATCTAACCAAGCATCCTGAGTAAATTTAACTATCTCGTTATCAGTTAATTGTGGTGCAGGTATTTCTTTGACAGGTCTATAACTCATATATTTTCTTACTTCTACTGCTTTGCCCTTATAGGCACTCATTATTTGACTAATATATTTAGGTGAGAACTTCTCGTAATGCTCAATATCGCAGTCTAATTTACGCTGAACCGCAAGTTTGAACGCTAACCTAAACTCATTGATTGTAAAATTAGGGTAAGTACTCCTAATAAAGTCCTCAATTACTAAAAATTCTTCCTTTTCAGGTAATTTAGTCAAACCTATCAATTGAAAAATATAGGCTAAAGTACTTTTCAATGTTGAAACATCAATATCCAATAGTTTTTCTCCTATAAAGGATTCTTCTATTTGTTTATCAGTATCAACTATTGACCCAATTTTTGAGGCGGTCAATTCTTTGTTCGCTTGTACTGCTTGTGGCAAAAGTTCTGTTAATGATTTCATCGTTCCAAGATTTATTATTCAAATAGGTTTCAGGGTTTTTTCTAAATTGTTTATCTTCTACCGCTAATTTATAAACTTTTATGTGTTCAATAGCTTTTATTCTTTCTTATTTCTTTTACTTTAATTTCATTTCCTTTTATTTCCTTTCCTTTGTTATATTCTGTTATCGGTGTGTTATCGTTTGTTATAACATTGTTATTCCACCTATTAGCCATTCCTATCTTACCTGCCTTGCTTCTAAGTGTCTTTTTCTCCTCCCTAACATCCTTATTTCTAAGTACTCGTATGCTAGTATACTTGCCATCCTCCTGCACAAATAAATCTATTTCAAAGCATACTTCTAAAAATGCTTCTATTTGTTCCTTATCCATGCCATACTGATGGGCAATGCCCTCGACTAATGCAGAGGATAGCCAAGAACTTTGGCTTTCATGCATCAATTCAATTAGCACCCAATACATTCCATAACCTTGTAACCCAAATTTGCTCCTTAAGAACAAAATCTTTTCATCATTCCTAGCATTTGAATCATGCGGAAAATAATAAGCATCTTTTTTCATAATAATAAAAAACCCCTCACAATCCGTAGTAGTCGCATTACTACTTCATGTGAAGGGAAAGTCAAATTTCATTACAAAGATATGCGACATCTTTTGATTTTAGGATAAATTTAGTAAATATTCTTCAAGTTCTTTACTAAGTTTTTCTACTCGTAATTTGAATGTTCTATCTAACTCCATTAGTTCTATACATTTCTTAACTGAATACATAATCGTAGTGTGGTCAGCTACTCCTAGATAGGCGGCAATCTCAGTATACGAACAAGTAGTGTGCTTTCTTATTAGATAGGCGGCTACTTGCCTAGCTTCAACAACACTATGTCGTCTAGTTTTTGCCCTTACTTCTAATTCAAACTCCTCGTTTACTAAATCAATAATACTTCTAGCGTTTACCTTTTTGGGTTCTGCACTAAAAACAATTGGTTCAATACATAAGTTTTCTTGCTCCACTACTTCATGCAATTTTTGAAATGAAGTTCTAAATTGTTTATAGATATTTAACATTTCTTCGCTAGATACTTTCATTATAAATCATCTATGTTCAATGGTTTAAAACTATCTTCTTTTTTCTCATCAGGATTAACCCAATTATCCTCGTATATTTTGTAATCAGGATGGGAGTTTTTATCCTTGTATTGGTTTACCCACATATTATACTTTTGTCCATTGATAGTAAATTTAATTACTTCCTTGCCATCTTTGGTTTTGTTTTTCCAAGCACCAATAGATTGTTTTGTTTCTTCTGCCATTTTACTTTGATTTTGATTTTATTAAATGATATTGAGCAACATAGGTCGGTTTCTTTTTAGTTCCTACATTGACATTTTTAGTAATGATGTTATGACCTTCTTGCTTTAGATTGTAAATTAATGCGGCTAATCTAAGACTTCCGTATTTTCTTAACGCATCTAACGGAGTGATGCTACTTTTTTGTAGGTGGTTAAGCACCTGTGCTTGTTTCGTCATTGGTTATATTGATTGGATTAAAAAATACAGGCTTTTCTAATTTGGTTTCCCATTTTTTTATGAAAGCAGTTAATTCATTATAGGCTTCATCCGAATACCAAGCGTAGTGATATACTTCCGCTAGTAACATTTGTCGTTCGTAAGGTAATAGGTTTTTCATATTATTTTAAGGCTTTTTTAATATCACTTTGATTATAATTCAATCCCATTGCTATCCTATCCTTATCCTGTATTTCATTTGCTTGGATAATTTTAAGTGCCTTATCGTACTGCTCCTGCTTTGTATATGCACTTATTTTGATAGCTTGTCTTTGTTTTGTTTCATCATCAAAATGCGTATTTTCTAATAAAGTAATTAGGTACATTCTTTTTTCTTCGCCAATTTCATCTTTGTGGTCATTGGTTGCATCAGCATCTTTAGTATCATCTATTGCAAACAATCCATTCAAGGCATATTTTCTAGCGTAAGAACTAGCGGCACCTGTTATTTGTGCGGCATCCATACCTTTTTTTACTTCCTCCTCTCTTGCATAACCATAAGCACACCAAGAATCATCTTTTGCGTTTATTTCTGCAGTTGCTTTAACATAAATTCTATCTCCTATCAATACTACTTCATCAGTTATTACTAAACCACAATCATGTTTATGGCATATTGGTTTGGCGGCTTCAATAATATCCTCAGCACTTCGGTACTTATATTTGCCAAAGGCATTGACTTGATTTTTAGGAACTTTAAGTTCTTTTTGTATTTCTATTAAGCTCATAAGTTTTGTTTTATTCTATTTCGCAAATGTTGTTATATTCTAATTCTGCTTGATGCTGATACCATTGTTGGAAGGTATAATCATCATCCTCGTAATCGTATCCTGCACGAGGACTAGCAGACTTGTTTACTACTTCTAGGTATTCCTCAAAGGTATAATCTTTGCCTAGATAATGAATGTTTCCTTTGTATTGCAATTGCCAATAAATAAAGTTATCTAATGGGTCAATTACTTCTTTGCCATACTTATTGCAAAGTTGCTCGTAGGTTTGTAATTCTTGTAGCATGTTTAAGGTTTTGGTTCAGTAATTAATTCTTCTAAAATTTCTACTTTATCTTCTAGGCTACCACCATTAACTAGAAGCATGAATTTTTCATAGGCAACTTCTTTCTCAAAACTGCCTGAATTGGAAACAAAGCAATCATCAATCTTAGTAAAATACCATACTTGTTCAGGTTTGTTCCATTTGCTTTCTGCAACGAATTGAAACTTTTTCATAGACTTATATGCGTATTCAGGCGCACCCCTGTTTAGGTTTAATTTTTAGACTTTCTATTGTATTTTTTGTACTCAGTATTAGCAGAATCCCATCCTGCTAACCAAGCCTTATACATTATATTAATTTCGTTAATAGGTAAGGATTGAATCATATCCCACCATTTTGTATCCTTAGCAGGTAATCTATCTGCTTTGTTTAGCTTTGCAATAAAGCCTAAATTTTTTGCGGTTAATGTTTGCATAGGTTTTAATTTATACCATAAAATTAGGCAAAAAAACCATACAATCCACAGATTTTGCAGAAAAGTGCAACTTTTTGTTCATTGAAAATCAATGAGTTATGTATTTTATTCAGAAAATGCCCTAGAAATTGGGCAAAATTGGTCTAAATTGAGCCATCCTGCAGGGGAGTACTATTATTATTATCCACCCTGCGATAATGCTCCTCCTCCTCCTCAGCTTCAGGGTACAAAATATGTAAGCATTCATGAAGCATAATTTCTAGATGCTTCTTTCCCTTAAGCCTAGCGTCAATTTCTATTTCATTGTCGCCTAGGTTTGCAAATCCATAAACCTTTTCTTTGCCTAGTTTTTTATATATGACTTTTATTTTTTTCAACTTTTTAGTTCTATTTCATCAGGTCTATCCATTTCAATTAACTCAATTTTTTGTCCTCCTCTTATTTTAGCCAATATTCTCCTGTATTCGTTTTCAATAGAATATAGTTCTTGTAATTTATTGTTAAAATATTCCTCTTGTTGTGATAAAGTCCATTTGTTAAAACCTTTTGGCATTTTCATTTTTTTTAAGTTTAATAAGTTTTTTAAGATAAATTGATAAATCTAAGGCTTCTTCGTATGCGTGTTGCAACCAATCCTCCTCACTTAAATCAGTTCTATCCATTGTTGTACCATACTCCTTTTTGCCCTTTTCCTCTCTTTCTAAAAGGTCATCTATGATACTATATAGTATTTTGCTCATCTATTTATCCGTTTTAGAATGATATTTATTACAAGTTTTGCATTGGTAACGCAATTTAACTACACCTGTTGCAGTAGTCCTAGTTCCTGCTCCTGCTAAATCATCACTTCCACATTCAGGGCAAGTACCTTTATATTGTCCAAACAATACACCATAGTGCGTTTTTGCCTCAATATGATTATTCAAATGTTTAAATACTTTCTCCAATAATACTACATCCTTTTTGCAATATTTAATCATTGCCTCCATTGCAACCTTATCCTTATGCAGTAAAATATCCTTCCATAGATTAAACTCGGTCTTAATTTTTTGCCCTAATCCTAGAAAATCTGCTATGTAATTCAGCCTATTAGAATTGAATTTAAACTTAGACCTTGCAATTTTTAAGGTATCTATTGTTGTATAGGTAGGGAACATTTGTATCCCATGAAATAAACATCTAGTTCTTATCCAAGCCAAGTCAAACTTATCTCCGTTATGTCCTACTAATTCACTTGCAGTATTTGCCACCTCTACAAACTTAAGTAGCATTGCCTTGTCGTTTTGTTTACTATCCCATTGTAAAGAGTAAACATCTTTGTCATCCTCCCATTTATAGCAGATACAAATAATTGCCCTTTCCTGTATTATGTTAGAATAATCTATATTCTTTTTGTATCCTGCCTCCCAAAATAAACCGATATTTGGACTTGTTTCTATATCAAAAAAAAGTCTTTTGCGTTTGGTTCGTAGGTTATTTGTCATTAGTATGGATTGTATCTTGTTGCTCCGTTTATTTTTACTGCCTTTAATACTTGTTTTCTTTGCTTACCTGTGCTTGAATAACTAACATGTACCCAATCAGGGTTTTCATCAGTACCAAACTCCCATATTAATTGGTCAAAAGGCAAGTTATTTTTTATGTATTCAAAGACCTGAGCATTAGTTATTCCATGTGGGTTACCATCCATATCTATATCAATCGCTTCGCCCTTACAATGTTGTGAAGATAAACTTCCGTTAATGTAACTATTCAAACTCCTAGACCTGTATCCACTACTAATTCTAATTGGTAATCTAAAATTGTTTCTAATAGGCTCAAAAATATTTTCAGCCAATAGCTTTAAGTTACGGATATGCTCCTCATTAGGCATATTACTAATACCTGCTCTTTTAGCAGATTCACTACGAATAACTTCGGATAAATCTAGATGTTCACTAATTTTCATTCTTTTTCCAAATTTTTTCAGCAGTTGTGTAACCAAATGCGGCGGCGGCTAATCCTCCTACAATATAAACTAAGGCATCAGTTGGGGTATGAACTAACTTAATACATAAAGAAAGTGTGCAGATAAATCCACACAGCCTTTTCATACTTAACCTATTGTTATCCTCAGTAAAAAACTGCCTCATAATTTTAAATAGAAACCAATGCCATATTTTACAGACTGCCCTGATTTTATGTTTAAGCCTATAAGTGCCTTATTTTTAACTCTAAGCATTGCACCTATACCTATTCCGTCTAAAGTCCTATCCGCCCTAAAATCAGTTAAAAACCCTATATAAAGGGCATTTTTGGTTTGTCGCTCAATATATGTCGTTTTATCAATCGTTTTTTCAGTTATATGACCGATAAATGACCTGCCAATGATTGAATTTTTAGAGATAGTATCTAGAAGATATACGATATTATCCGTATCTATCCGTAAAGTATCCGAATATACTTTTATTGTATTATAATCTTTTATGATATATGCAGTATCGTGTATTGTGTTTTGTATTGTATCAATAACCTTAACTGATATATCCTTACCTTTTTTGTATTGAACTATCTCCTTTGTATTATAGATAGTATCCACCTTTACAATAGTTTTATCTCCTATGTAATCAGGTTGAGTAAATAAGAATAAAGCAACTACAACCAAAAGGACTGCAATTACTAAATTCTTAATCATCCTTCTTAACTTTTTTTGTTGCGTTATAATAGTAACGGATTGCCATTATACCTGATACAATAGCAATCAAACCTGCAACTAATGTTACAATAGGTTGTATTGTTGAAATACTTACAATAGCGGATAATACGCTTATTCCTGTGCCTATGTCGGCTTGACTGCTATGGTGTGTCATTTAATCTTCTTTTTCTTCTTTTTTATTTTGTTCGTCTTGAATTTGCTTAAACCATTGTAATAAGACAATACCGTATTTTGTTGGCAATTGGTCTTGAATAAAATTGTTTAATTCTGCAACTTGTTGTTCGTTTAAAGTAATCATAGTTTTATTTTAGAATGAATAATATTAGTAAAATTACTATTTTTATTAATGCCGAAGCATATTCAGGCTTTATTTTTATAAATTCTGCAACCTTGCGAATAAATTTGTCCGTGTCAGCCGTTACGCCTACATAAAACGCAGGTCTTTTTAGCACAATAACATTGCAAAGAATGTCAAAGCCAAACCAAAAAGAAGTTGCAAATAATAGCATTGACCAAAAACCATAAAGCGACCAAACCAAAACATAAACTGCCAAATGGTTTATCCCCTTCCAAAAATGCCATTTTTTGTTTTGTTCGTATGCTTCCTGCGGTTGCGTTGCATAAAGGTCGCGTTCTTTAAATTGGTGCTTTTGATATAAAACCCAACTAATTAAGTGAATTAAAAATACTATGGTTAAAGATATTGTCATTATTTAGATTCTAATTTTATAATTCTTGCTTCTAAGTCTTTAATTGTTTTTTGTTGCTCTTGCATACCTTTTATAAGTAAAACTGTCAATCTATCATACATAACGCCGTCGGCTCTTAATTCAGCGCCTTCTTTTAATTTATTTTGACCTGTTTCTTCGTCTTTTATATAATCTTCTGTTGCATAACCAAAATGAACAAATCTTTTATCAACTTCTGCAAGTTCTTCAGCTATAAAGCCATACCAAGACCAATCTTCTCTGTCATTTCCTGTTGTAGAACGATAGCAAACAGGTCTAATTTTGGTAATTAATCCAAAAGTATCAACGTTTAAATCTTCTATATCTTTTTTATACCTTGCGCTTGAAGTTGCTCTAAATAATGCCCCATCACTAAAAACAAAAACATTTGGACTTGCTGCAATAGTTAAATTATATGGTGATTGAACACCCAAACCTGTATTAAATAAACCATCGTCACGAATATAAAGTAAGTTTGTAGTTCCGTTTGATTGTTTAATAACTAAGGAATAAGTTGAACTTGTTGTACCTTTTGAATACATTAAAAACTTAGTATCTGTAACTCCTGAACCAACGCCTAATTTTAAATCCCCTGTTGATTCAAGTAACATTCTTCCTGTTGCCGCCGTATCCCCTGAATTTGCAGCAGTTCCAAAACTTAAATTTGATTGACCTCCGCCTGCACTTCCAATACATTTAATAAATGCCTGTGAAGTTCCACTAAAAGTATT